AACTGGAGCTACATGGAATAATAAAAAACAACTAACTGGCTCATATGGATTAACAGGATCACTAACAGTAACACAAAACATATCTGCTAGTTCATTTACTGGATCATTATTTGGTACTGCTAGTTGGGCTACAAATTTTGTATCTGCTTCTAACTATGTTTTAAATAGTGCTACAAGTTCATTTGTTACAAATGCACAAACATCGTCGTTTGCAACAACAGGTTCAAACCAATTTAATGGTAATCAAACAATAACAGGTTCGTTAACAGTAATAACAGGTAGCAGTATTGAATTCCAAGTTACAAATACTGGTGTAAAAATAGGTAATACTATTAATGATACACATACTATAACTGGTTCACTAAATATATCTAGTTCAGCAGCAGTAGTATCATCAACGGAGATAAGTTATTTAAGTGGTACAACAACTAACATACAAAACCAACTTAATGCTGCTCCATACTATGTTTATCAAGCATTAGGTAGTGCTGCCAAATCAGTATCAGTAACAGCACCTAATATTAATAATATGAGTGTTGCTGGTGCTTTAGCAGATAATACTGCCCGATTTGTAGCATTATATCTCCCATCAGCATCTGTTATAACAGGTGTAAAATGGTATATGGCTACACTTGGTGTTTATACTGCTGATCAATATAATGGAGTTGGATTATATACTATATCTGCAGGTACTTTAACAAATGTTGCTTCTTCATCTAATAATGGTAATATATGGTCTGGTAGTTTACAAACCGTTAACACTTGGACAAGCCAATCCTTTGGTAGTACATATACTGCACAACCAGGGATATATTATGTAGCTTTACTATATAATTCATCTGCTCAAACCACTGCTCCTGCTCTTGGAGCTGGTCCAACAGCATTCAATGCTACTCTAAATTCTTTTGATTTTGCAAATAGCTATAAAATAGTTGGAACTGTAGTAGCAAATACATTACCAACATCACAAGCATCTAGTGGATTAGCTGCAAACACTAACGTAAACTATGCTGTATACTTATACTAAAAATAAAATAATATGAATTATTATCTCAGAATTAAAGAAATTAGATTAGGAACATTACAAGAAAAAGTAGCAAATGCTATTATATGGAGTGTACCAAACTTAATGAGAGGTCAAACATCGGCTTCTGCACAATGCTCTTTAATATATGTTAAAGATGATGGAGGTACTGTAGAAGTAGGAGAATATTTCACAGTAGAAATATCAAATGCAATATTACAACAATGGGGAGCAGATGATGCCGTTATTGATGATGCTGTATTAGCATATTCACCTTTATTTGTAAAGGATCAAGATTTTGCTAGAGTAGCTATTTAAAAAATTTGGTTGGTCTCTATTTTTTGTATATATTTATATCAAACAAAATAAAATTAAATTATGTTATTTGCAATCATCATTCTTGTATTAGTAGTTGCTACAGCAATTTATGTTTCGAAAAAAACAAACCCATCCACATCAACAACAACAGTAATAGCTCCTTCAATCCATGAAGAAATAGCTAAAACAGTTGAAGAAGCTAAGTCACAATCACCAATTGTTGATGAAACTCCTAAAGTCGCTCCAAAAGTAGCTCCTAAAATGGATGCTAAACCAAAAACGCAAGCAAAACCAAAAGCACCTAAAAAGAAAACAGTAGATGCTTAAAATAGTAGAAATAGCTAAAGCTTGGATAGCAGCAGCAAACCCTACACCAGAACAAAAGTCAATAGCAGAATATAGAATATCTGTTTGTGATGCTTGTCCAAATAAAAAACCAATACCACATATTGAAACTTATGTTTGTGGATTATGTGGTTGTCCCTTAAATAAAAAAATATTTTCACCCTTACCCGGCGAACAGGCATGTCCTGATAAACGCTGGAAAAAATAAAGACTATGTCAGAAACAAAAAAATTAACGCAAGAAGAATTAGCTCAGATTCAAGAAATGCAAACACAATACAATAAATTTGTGTTTGAATTAGGTAGTTTTGAAGCACAAATCCAAGGTATTTTACAACAAAAAGCATTGTTGGAAAAAGAAAAAGACGGTATTATTAGTGATATCAAAACGCTAGGTGAAAAAGAGCGTGAATTGGTAAAAGTACTACAAGAAAAATACGGAGCCGGTAATATCGACCCACAAACCGGCGAAATAACTCCGTTCTAATTCGAATTACTTCTGCGTTTTATATGGTTTTGTAGATATTTATTATTAGGTAACTCTAAATAATAATTTAAACAAATAATCAATAAAATGTCAGAAGTTATTCTCTCCCCTGGTGTATTCCAGATTGAATCAGACCAAAGCGCCTATACACAAGCTCCACCAGCTATGGGGGCAGCTATCGTAGGTCCTACAGTAAGTGGTCGCCCAATGGTACCAACTTACGTTACTACTTACAGCCAGTATTTATCACTTTTTGGTGATGTATTTAAAAGTGGTAGCTACTACTATGAATATTTTACTTCAATGGCTGCAAGAGAATATTTTAATAATGGTGGTCAAACATTATTGGTAACTAGAATTATCAGTGGTTCACAATATAGTACTTATGCACAAGCTAGTGTTCCTAATCAAGCTGTATCAGTAGCAGGAACAGCTGCTTCTGCCTCTTGGACACCAATAGTAGCTGATACTGGATCTTGGTATAATACAATAATTAATGCAACTACAGCTTTAGGAACAATTACTTATACTTTAATAAATTATCCTTGGTCTACTCCTGGAACTAATTTTTCTGGTGGTAGTAATACTATATATGTTGGTATGGGTGATGGTGTTGGTAATCCTAACGTAACTACAGCGTCATGGGCTACTGCAGTAGCAGGTGCAATTAATACTGCTACTAATAATATAGGTACATATTTTACTGCTTCTTATTCTGGTGGTAATTTAACTATTACAACTAAAGGTACAGGATTATCACAAAATAATTATAGTGTAACTCATAGTTATTACTATAATGCTTCTGCTCCTTCACTCCAGTTTGTTGGTGGTACAGATGGTGTAAATGGTACTTCATTTACTCTTGAATCATTATCTTGGGGTGATCAAATGAATAATACTTCAAGTATGGTAAGTGGCGCTTTAGCTAGTGGTTCACAATATAATGTTCGTTGGGAAGTAACTAATACAAATACTGGATCAAACGGTGGTACATTTACAATTGTAGTACGCCGTGGTGATGATAATAATAATCAAAAGAATATCTTAGAAACATGGGCTAACGTAAGTTTAGATCCACAACTCCCTAATTATATTTCTCGCGTTATTGGCGATTTAAAACCAGTATATAACAATAGTACAGATCAAGTAGAATTTCAAGGTACATATCCTAACATTTCAAAATATATTCGTGTAGCCTCAGTAGTTGCTCCAAACGTAGATTCACTTGACAATAATGGTAACTTTAAATCAGGATCATATGGTACTACATTACCTGCAGTAGGTAGTGGTTCATATGGTGGTTCATTTAATGGTGGTGTTACTGATACTAATCGTCCTAAAAACATGAATGAAGCTACTACAATTAGTAATATTCAAGGATTCTCAACAGATGATTATACTGAAGCTTTCCAAATGTTAACAAACAAAGATGAATATCAATTTAATGTATTATTAGCACCAGGTATTGGATTAGATTGTTCAGCTGCATCTAATATGATTGCTACTGTTGAAGGTAGAGGAGATGCAATTGCTATTATAGGAGCTGGTGTTTATGGAACACTAATTAACCAAGCAACTCAAAATGCTGCTGGTCAATCAAGTAACTATGCTGCAACATATTATCCTTGGGTTCAATTATATAGCTCAAACTTAGGTAAAACTGTATGGGCTCCTCCATCAACAGTAATCGGTGGTGTATTAGCATTCAACGACCAAGTAGGTGCTGAATGGTTCGCACCAGCTGGTTTAAACAGAGGCGGTATTCCATCAGTAGTAAGAGCAGAACGCAGATTATCTCAAACAGATCGTGATACATTATATACACAAAATGTTAACCCATTAGCTACATTCCCAGGAACTGGAGTATGTGTTTGGGGTCAGAAAACATTACAACGTAAACCAACGTCTCTTGATAGAGTAAATGTTCGTCGTTTGTTAATTGCCTTAAAAGGATATATTGGAAATGTTTCTCGTACATTAGTATTCGAACAAAATACAACTGTAACACGTAACCGTTTCTTATCACAAGTCAATCCATATTTAAGTTCAGTGGTACAACGTCAAGGTTTATATGCTTATAAAGTTGTAATGGACGAATCAAACAACACACCTGATGTAGTAGATCGTAACCAATTAGTAGGTCAAATTTATATTCAACCAACTAAAACTGCTGAATTTATCATTCTTAACTTTAACGTTCTTCCAACTGGCGCTACATTCCCTGCATAAGGGGATGTAGTTGCTAATATTTATTGACAACAAAATAAAATAACTATAAAATGGCAGTATTAGATCCAAATGAAATAATGTTTACAGCGTATGAACCCAAAGTGGCCAATCGCTTTATAATGTATATAGATGGTATCCCAGCATATTTAATTAAGAAAGCATCTGCTCCTGGATTTGATGCTGGTGAAATTATATTAGAACACATCAACGTTTACCGTAAAGTAAAAGGTAAAGTTAGATGGAATGATATGAACTTAGAATTATATGATCCAATCACACCAAGTGGTGCTCAAGCTGTAATGGAATGGGCTCGTTTGGCTCACGAATCAGTAACAGGTAGAGATGGTTATTCTGATTTCTATAAAAGAGACATCACAATGAACATATTAGGTCCTGTAGGTGATATCGTAGGTGAATGGATTATTAAAGGTGCTTATTGTAAAACAGCTACTTTTGGCGATTACGATTGGGCAACAGGTGATGCAGCTATTACACTTGCTGTAACAATTGCTATGGATTACTGTATCTTGAACTTCTAATCACTTCTCATATTTCTTTTCTTTGATGTCTGCCTTTTGGCAGACATCTTTCTTTTGCATATATTTATATACGATGATAAAACATTGTAATTTATGCAATACTGATAAATCGGTTGACGATTTTTATAAAGGGTTAACATATTGTAAAGTTTGTCATAAGAAAAATAGAGAAGCATATTATTTAAAAAATAAACAAAAAAAAATAGAATATGCGGCTCAATATAGAAAAAATAATATAGATAAAGTAAGAACTAAGGTTAATGAATATTATAAAGAAAGACGTCAAACTGATATTAAATTTAGACTAAGAGAATGTTTAAGAGCTAGAATAAATAGTGGATTAAATAGACATCTATCTGGTGGTAAGTTTAAAACATCTTTAGAATTATTAGGTTGTGATATAGACACCTGGAAATTACATTTAGAAAGACAGTTTACCTTAGAAATGAATTGGGATAATTATGGAACATATTGGGAAATAGATCACATATATCCATTAAGTAAAGGTGGTTCATTTCATTATATAAACACTCAACCCTTAACTATTTTAGAAAATCAGATTAAATCAAATAAAACAATATAAACATGGCAGAACTAAAGTTACCGACAGAAGAGATTTCATTACCCTCAAAAGGATTATTATATCCTAAAGATTCTCCTCTTTCAGCAGGAAAAATTTCTATGAAGTATATGACAGCTAAGGAAGAAGATATCCTTACCAATTCTAATTTCATTCGTCAAGGAGTAGTAATTGATAAATTATTACAATCATTAATTATTACACCTATTAACTATGATGAATTATTAATTGGTGATAAAAATGCAATTCTAGTTGCAGCTCGTATTTTAGGATATGGGGCTGAATATGAATTTAAATACACAGATGAACGTGGTAAAGAAGTAGAAGCTAAAGTTGATTTATCTACATTACAAGAAAAAACATTAGACGAATCATTACTTAAAGCTGGTATGAATGAATTTACATTTTCTCTCCCTAAATCAGGTAATGTAGTAACATTCAAATTGTTAACACATGGTGATGAGAAAAAAATTGATCAAGAAATTAAAGGTTTACAAAAAGTAAATCCAAATGGTTCATACGACATTACAACTCGTCTAAAACATATGATCACATCAATTAATGGTGAACGTGACCAAAAATCAATACGTGATTTTATTGATAATTATATGTTGGCCCCAGATGCAAGAGCATTACGTGAATACTATGCTAAAGTTCAACCTGATATTGAATTAAAATATTTTCCAGAAGATGATAGTTATACAGGGGAGGGTATAACAGTTCCAATTACTCTTAACTTTTTTTGGCCTGACGCCAGAATATAGACCTTCTCTATTTAAAGTTATACATGAAATAGTGTTTCATGGTAATGGTGGATATGACTGGGAAACAGTATACAATATGCCACTATGGTTACGTAGAATTACGTTTACTTTAATGAAAGAACACTATGATAAAGAAGCTGAAGAAAATGAGAAGTATAATAATATGTTAAAAAATCAAGGAAAAAAAGATATATCTCGTCCTAACATAGCTAATACTCCAAAACCCAATTATACTGCGAAGGTGCCTAAAAAATAGGCACCTTTAATATTTATATGATGTAATATAATACATTATGGCTGACGATAAAGAAAAACAAGACCAAGAAAGTTTAAAAGCCGTTCAAGCACAGAATGAAACGGCTAAAGAACTGCTTAGTACCTATGAAAAGTTAAAAAAGGTTAAGGGATCTTTAACCCAAAATGAAAAAGATACTTTAAATATTGCTAAACAGTTAGTAGGATATTCAAAAACACTTGAAACTTCTATCCAACAACGTTTAGACAAATCTTCAACATCCAAACAATTATCTCAAACATTAAATAAATTAGAGAAAGAATATAAAGAAAATTTAAAAAATTCTGGGAATATTGTTGATAAATTAAATAAACAAAAAACAGAAGCATTAAAAGCTGCTAGACAAGCAGTAAATGAAGAAAAAAGTATTCAAAAATCCATTAATATAACATTAGCAGAACAAGATGTATTAGAAGATAAAATCAACAAGTTAAAAGGAAAGAAAGGACAAAAAGCTAAAGAGGAATTAGCCTCAGCCAGGGAAGATCTTAGAAGTAGTAAATCTGCTCTTAATATTCTTGATAAAAAATTAGAATCTACTAAAAAACAAAGAAGTGAACAAATATCTTTAGCTAAACAAGCAGATGAAGCTAAAAAAACACATAGTACAATTTTAAAACAACAAGAACAAGAAGTTGAATTATCTAAAGAAGCCTTAAAAACTAAACGAAAAGAAGAATTAATAGATAAAATTTCTAATATTAGTTTAGTAAAAAGATTTAAAGATACTCTTTCATTATCAAGCATATTTAGTTTTATATTAGATGCTGCTTTTAAAATAGATAAACAAATTACCCAATTATCAAAATCATTAGGTATTAGTAAAGAATCCGCAGGTAAAATGAGAGATGATATGTATGCTTTTTCTCAATCATCCGGTGATAGTTTTATTAATGTAGACAGATTAATGAAAGCCCAAGAAGGTTTAACTGAACAACTTGGTATAGCTGTTAATTATAGTAATGAAGAAAGAGAAACATTTGCTCGCTTAACAGAAATAACAGGATTAACAGCAGATGAAGCAGGTAAATTAGCTCAAAATTCAGCCGCTGCTGGAATGTCAACAAAAGCATATCTTGCTGATATAAGAAATGCAGCATTTCAAGCCCAATTAGCAACAAATACTCATATTACAGATAAAAAATTACTACAGGATATTTCTAAATTAAGTGCTGGTATATTGGTTAAATTCCAAGGTAATCCAAAAGCAATAGCTGAAGCTGTAGTACAAGCAAATAAGTTAGGTTTAAATTTAGATAAAGTAGATAAAATAGGTGATTCATTATTAGATTGGGAATCATCAATCAATAATGAATTAGAAGCTGAATTAATAACTGGTAAGAAACTTAATTTAGAAAGAGCTAGAGAAGCAGCATTAACAGGAGACCAAGCCACATTAATGCAAGAAATAGCATCTCAAGCAGGATCACTAGAAGAATTCTCTCATATGAATGTCATTGCTCAACAATCATTAGCCAAAGCTTTTGGTATGAATAGAGAGGAAATGTCTGATATGTTAATGAAGCAAGAAGCTATTAATAAGTATGGAGATAAAGCAGCTGATCTTAATAAAGAACAGCTTGAGTACATGGAAAAAAATGGACTATCAGCTGATCAAATGCAAGAAAAACTTCAAAATCAAAGAGATACTCAAGAAAAATTTAATGATCTTATAATAAAAGTACAAGAAGCTATAGCTCAGATGGCAGCGGGACCTTTGGGTACAGTATTAAATATGTTTATGAGCTTATTAGAAAATGCAGGAGCATTAAAAGTAATTATAGGTGCTATTGCTGCTATATATGGGGGATCAATGGTAATAGGATTAGGCAAGACTATTGCTCAATTAGGAATAGCATTAGGATTATCATCAGCAAGAGCTATTGCTGAAGTAACAGCAGCTGAAGCTTTTACTTTAGGATTAGCTACTATTGCTATTGTGGGAGGATTAGCAGCCGTTGCAGCTATGATGTCTTCTGAAACTAGTAAAGCCAAATCAATGCATGATGGTGTAATGGCACCCTCTGGTAAAATACTTTATTCAGGCAAAGAAGGAGCTAT